ACAATGGCCATTCATCTCGCACATTGATAATTCCTGCGGTTAGAAGGACCACCCAATCTAGTTGGGCATCACCATAAAATTCTTCGGCAACAAGTTCTGGTCTTGATCCTTCTGGGATTTCATATTTGTTGAAGAGAGTAAAAACATTCTGAAGATCATCTCTTAATTTAACTCTACGGAAGAGGTTTTTGACCTCGATATAGTTAAGAGATGAGTTCTTATCAGACAGATAAGAAGGATAAAGTAAATTTGGAAGTTCTCTAAAGTATCCCATTTTAGAAACCTACGTTATCTCTTTCAAAAGCAGTACCTCTAGTATCACTATAATCATTTTTATAGATTGGCTCAATTTCTTTGAATGATAAATCCATAATATAAGAAATTGGTGATCCATCAGAATACGTGGCATAAAGACCTTCACCAGTATAATTAACAGACATATCCGTTAAGAAACATAATTTAAATAAATTTAAATATGGATGAAGGTTATTTCCTTTTCTATAACTTAATTGAAATAAAGATGGAGTCTGTAAAAAGAGATTATTTTCCCCGATATTTGGAGACATATCTTGTTTAAGCACAGTTATAATCTTTCTAATTTCTTTTGCTTCATCTTCATCTCTAGGAGTCATTTTAAAAGAAAATTTAAATGATCTCAATTTAACACCATTAAATAATAACTCCATATTTGGATTTAAAATTTGACCACTCTCTCTTGCCAATATTTGACCAACTGTTAAGTTGCCACCAAAAGGAATATTTGATGCTTGAGCGGCAAGAGACTTATTAAAAATTCCTAATCCCTCTGCGCTAGTTACCACTTTTCCAGTTCTAGCCATTATCTTTCCAAGAGCTTCGCTAGCTTCTTGTAAAGATACTGAACCATAATTTGGCTTAACGTTACCACTCTGGATAGCACTGTAAACTTGTGCGGTTAACCCATCTAAACTAGAGTCTGAATAATCAACACTATTTCCATCTTGTATGTTTGATGGCATTGGTAAAATTATAGAACCTTCTAATGTTTTATAATTTTGTGGTTGAAATACCGTTGGAAGAAATGCTCTACCAGTTGATTCTTTTGAAGGCAACAACTCTCCCGGACCAAATCCTCGGTATTCCTGAATATCTAAGTATCTATATAAATCTATTCTTAAGTAATCTGTAGTATCATGTAGAGCTTCTTTTGGATATCTTAAGAAATCTTTTTTTGTTCTTGCTGCCATTTTCGGCTACTTTTTTAACTATTTAGACGGACTTTTTGAAAAGGAAGTTCTCTAGCATCAGCAAGTTCTTCGGGATAGATTTCATACAACTGCCCTGGGATTTCATTCCAAGTGTATTGACGCATTTGACCCCAGTGATAATTAAGACCACGAAATCCCCATTCGAATACATCAGTGACGGCAACTAGGGGATTTTGATCATATACTATATTAGGAGTCTTGGGATTATAAACAAAGGTATAATATTTTCCAGCACTTGGTGCTCTGCCACTCTCGGATATGGTGCTCATAAGTTCCATCATCACATCATCGGGATCTTCCATACCAACAATATTATCCATTACAGAACGAATACGATTACTCTCATTCTCCGTTGGATATTTTTCTTTTCTTTGTTTGAGAGTCTTTCTTGGCATTACTTAATACCTAGTTCGTCTTCTGTGATGATTTTGAACTCCCATAATCTATCTTTACAAAATTCTCGTGCTGCTTTCCACTTTGCCTGGTTCTTGGCATACTCGTAGACTTCGTAAATATATCCTTTCGTTTTTCTTTTTTGAACTTTTGGCTCAACCGTTTGTTTTTTGGGTTTGATTTCAATAATATATTTCTTAATCTGCCCAGTTGCTTCTCGTACCTTAATATAGAAGTCGGGAAAGTATCTATGAATTCTGTTATCGATTGGTGAACGATAGGGAAGAGCGATTTCTTCACTACCCCACTCAAGGATGTTCTGGTTCGTGTCACAATACACCATAAACTTTCGCTCCCATAGAGAACGATAGATTATGTTTGTTGGATCACCCTTGTATTTTTTTGGATATGATGGTTGAAATTTTCCCTTATATGACATCTAAATACTTAATAATGTAGGCTCCACTAGAGATATTTAGATGGCATCGTCCGATCAAACTTTCATATCAAATTTAGACGGAAATGATATTATACGTTATTTTGGAGATCTTGCGCTTTCAAATCAATACCAAGTTAACATTTCTGGTCTTTCTAATGAATTAGAGGACCATTTAGCAAAATTTGGCATCGACAAGGGAGGTATTGTTGCCGATGTTGGAATATTATGTAGTGATGCTAATCTTCCTACTAGTAGTTTTGCCACAGCAGAAGTAAAGGATAACTTTATAGGAGTAACACAAGAATTTGCTCATACAAGACTTTATACTGACCTTGATTTTACTTTTTATGTTGATAAAAATTATAACGTAATAAGATTTTTTGAAGGTTGGATGGACTATATTTCTGGTGGAAATATTCAAGGTGAACCACCAGCAAGCACTGATGCTAGAGGAACAATTTACAGAAGATTTAATTATCCAAAATATTATAAAACTAGTGGTTTATATATTATTAAATTCGAAAGAGATTTGGCATCAGAATATAAAAGAACGGGAACGGAATATAATTATCGTTTGAAATATAGATTTATCAATGCTTTCCCAAAATCATTAACAACTGTTCCAGTTTCTTATGGACCAGCAGAGTTATTAAAAGTAACTGTTAGTTTCAATTTTGATAGATACATTACTAGTAGGGATGAAACAACAACCATTGTTCCTTCAAGTTCTCAGTTTAGAGGAAATATTACTAATATCGTAAGAAAACCTCCACCACCACAACCAAGTCCGGAGCAACCAGTTAGTGCTGAAGAGGCATCAACGTCAAGAATTAGAAGACCTCTTGGACAAGAAATTGGAGTTACTCAAAGAGGAACCATTCTTGGTCCGGGTCAATAATTCTCTTCTAAATAATCACAACTGAAGTTTTTATAGGTTATTATGCCTTTACCAAAGATTAATACTCCAACATATGAGTTGGAATTGCCTTCTACTGGAAAGAAAATTAAGTATCGCCCCTTTCTGGTAAGAGAAGAAAAGATCCTCATCATGGCACTAGAATCTGAGGATATGAAGCAGATTACTAATGCTATTGTTCAAATTCTCTCTGATTGTATTTTAACTAAAACTCTTAAAATACAAGATCTTTCAACTTTTGATATTGAGTACTTGTTCTTAAACGTTCGTGCCAAGTCTGTTGGAGAAACTGTTGAAGTCAATATCACCTGTCCAGATGATGGTGAAACAACCGTTCAGGTAGAAATTGATATTGATTCTATTAGAGTTCAAAAGAATAAAGATCACAAGAATACTATTAAACTAGATGATAACCTTTCGATGAAGTTGAAGTATCCTTCGTTGGAACAGTTTGTTGAAAATAATTTTGAAACTAGTGAGGAAATTAGTGATGTTAATAAGTCTTTAAGTATGATTACTTCTTGTATTGATATGATTTATGACTCTGAGGAATCTTGGAGTGCTGTCGATTGTAGTAAAAACGAGTTGATCGAATTTGTAGAGCAATTAAACACCAAGCAGTTTAAAGAGATTGAAACTTTCTTTACAACAATGCCAAAACTTTCACACACTGTGAAAGTAACAAATCCAAATACAAAAGTTGAGAGTGAAGTTGTGCTGGAGGGACTTGCAAGTTTTTTCAGTTGAGTATGGCTCATACTAATCTTGAGTCATACTATAAAATTAACTTTGCCTTGATTCAGCATCATAAATATTCTTTGACTGAACTGGAAAATATGATCCCCTGGGAACGGGAGATCTATATTCATTTGTTAGAGCAATATGTTGAAGAAGAAAATCTAAAGGCGCAGCAGCGTGGACATTAATCAGGTTTACAGAGCACCATCAGTTCCGAAGTTAAGTAAGAAGAACATATCTTCTTCGGTTCTTCGTGGTGGCTCTGTGACCTCTGCCACACCAAAGTTAAAGACAACCAAGTTTAGTTTCATAAAACCAAAGATTTCAACAGAGACACTAAAGTCTGAAGTGTCTCCACTTCAAGTAGCTGAAACACTTACAGAAACCAATAGAATTCTTGTAGATATACAAAAACAACTTTCTTTAGATTTTGCGATGAGGATCGCAGAAGAAAAAGAAACGATCAAAAAAATAAAGACCGCAGAAACAAAAAGAAAATTTGCTGCGAAAGAAACATCTATAGAGTCTGTAAAGAAAACTGGCGGAGCTTTAGGAGGTGTAGTTTCAAAAGTTACAGCCCCAATTAAAGGAATTTTTGAAAAAATAAAGGAATTTTTTAGTCTAATTCTTACTAGCGTTGTTTTAAATGTAGCGTTTAAATGGTTACAGGATGAAAACAATAGAAAATTATTTGAAGGCGCTTTATATTGGATAGGAAAGTCTTTTATTCCTGCGGTTATTACAATTGTAGGATTTAAACTTTTTAAATGGGTAAGAAGACTCTATAGACTAGGTAGATTTCTATGGAGACTGCCAGGTAGAATAGGATCTTTCATTGCGGGTGGTGGTTATCAACCATCAGCATCTACTGGTGGCGGACTGTTCAGAAATGCTGCTGGGCAGAGAAGAGGTATTACAACTGAAGCAACTACCCTAAGAGGTTCTGATCGTTATTATGGTGCTGGGAAATCTGGAATGATGGAAATGAACCGCAACCTTGGTGGTGGTGGTCCAGTTCAACAATTCGCAAGAACAAAAGGTCCTTTAGCCAAATCTTTACAGTTTGCTGAGGTTGGTGCTAAAAAATTAAGTAGAAATCTTTTAGGTATTCTTGGAATGGGTCCAGGAAAGAAAACTTTAACAAATACATTGTTGAAGTTTATGAGACCATTTTTGAAGAGAATACCACTTGTTGGAGCATTAATTGATTTCGGTCTTTCTGTTGCTCTTGGTGAAGATCCTGGTAAGGCAGCATTTGGGGCAATTGGTGCCGCATTACTTGGTGGTATTGGAACATTCCTTGGCGGACCTGTAGGAACATTACTTGGCGGTCTTGCTGGAGATTGGGCAGGAAGACAACTGTACGATTTCTTCTTCCAAAATAAAACAACTTCTGATACTGGAGATCCAGATAAAGTAAATCCACCATCACAGCAAGGATCAAGAGCGAGGAGAGGACAGGGTAATACCCGTGGTGGGAGAAAAGATGGTGGAACCATATACGCTTCCAATGGAATGACCGTTCCCGGAAGTGGATCGGGATTTGTTGATAGTGTAAGTGCTATGCTTGCTCCTGGAGAAGAAGTTATTAAAACAGCATCAGCAATGTTGTTTAGACCTCTTTTGAAAGACATCAATGATAATGCTGGAAGATTATGGACTGTTTTCTCTGCGGCAATCAGAAAGTTGGGATTTGTTATGGAATTCCAAAAACAAGTCGCTGAAAATTATACTAGAACTATAGATGATTTTGATAAATTCCTTCAAGAAGAAATTAAAAACAAAAAATTTGGAAAGGATAAAAAACCACCAGGAGGTGGTGGATTTAGATCTTCAACATCATCTGGTAAATCATTGAAACCAAGTGTAGCAAATGTCAATTTGGTTATGAGTGCTTCCAGTGGTGGAGAAGGTGGAACAACAGTTTTACCAATGATGTTGCCAAAACAATCTTCAAAACCACCACAAATGCCAATGCCCGAAACTGTGGCTACTGATGTTCATATAATTCCTGCGACAAATCCCGCAAATCAATATATGTTTTTGACTCCAGAAATTTATAACATCCAAATGTTTGGTACAGTATAATGGAAAATCAGGTAAAACAACTAAAAATTAATGTAACTAATATTAAAAGTTACTTGATTAACTCGAATAAACAACTAAAGTCTCTTAAAGTTCAAAAGAGCAATTTATTTTCCAAAATTGAAAAGCAAAAAGAGGTAAGTGATAAAGAGCAACGTTTAGAGACAAAAAATTTAGGAATTGGTTCTGGATTTTCTAGACTTGCTAGTGTTGTAACTGCTCCCGCTAGAAATATTTTTGATAGAATATTAGAGTTTGTTGGATTAGTAGCACTAGGAATATTAGTCCAAAATCTTCCACAAATTATTGAACAAATTAATTCTTTTTTAAATAGTGATTTTATCAAAGCGGTAGGAACTGTTTTTAAAATTCTTGGAGATGGGTTTACTTCCCTAGGTCAATTATTGGGAATTATACCAAAACAAAAACAAAATGAAATAGACAAAGAATTAGGGGACATTGAAAGACTCATTGATCAAGACTCTCAGAATGCTTCTCAAGCAGATAAAGAAGCATTAAGTTTAGAAAAACAAGTCCAAGAAGTAAGCAAAGTTAAAACAACTAAAGAAACAACTTCTGTTCCAACTTCACAACCAGCAGATAGACCTGTTCCAGTAACTCCAGGAAGTGTTTCTCAATCAGATCCATCAAAGTTGTCTGCTCCAGCACGGTTTTCAAAGGGTGGAACAGTTTCTAGTGGAAATGTCCAAAATAATAAACAAAAATCTTCCGGATCTGGTAAGTATAAACAATCTAAAAGATCAATGGATGATGGATTTATAGGATTTAGTGAGGCAGTTAATAAGATTGCTGATAGTACTGAGACTGATAGAAAAAATGTTTTGGCATTTGCTAAGATGTCAGATCACTTCAGAGAATATATTGGTATATCGACTTCTGGAACTGAAACAAGAATCCGTGGACCTGGAGATCCTGGACCACCAGGAGGAAAAAGGGGAGATAGGCAGTATGGAGATAAATCTTTTGCTTCTGGCGCTTATATTGGTCCAACGGGTGATAATGATGGAAATCAAACTGGATTGAACATGAATTTACCTGGAGGAATTGGAACACCAATTTATGCTCCCTTTGATTTGATCTATAAAACTAGAGGAACTGATGGTATGGCTTCTGTTGGATTACAAGGCACTAGTGATGCTCTTGGTCCAAGTGGGTCTGGATTTGGATATTATGGTGCCTATTACTTCCAAAAAGATGGTAAAGAATATGAAGTTCTTATGGGACACTTCAAATCATTACCATATAAAGGAAAGAAAGATGGAGAAGTAATCCCTAAAGGAACTTTACTTGGATATCAAGGTGCTTCCGGAAAATCAGATCCAGAGGATGGAACAAATAATCCTTATCCACATATTTCACTTCATTTAAATGGAGTTGGATTTAGAGCATCTAATTCTGTTTTGGTTAATGTTGCTAATCAATTATTAAAAGCTGGACCAGCATCCTCATCTTCTTCTGCTGGACCTACAGCAAAACATCAAGGTCCAGTTATTAAACCTAATGGTGGTGGTAATAGAAGATTAAATAGTTTTGGTAATGCTGGAAGTCAAACTGTTATTGTATATGCTGTACAACCTGTAGAAACTTATATTCCATATCCAGTTCCATATCCAGTAAAAACAGCATCAAAATCTTCAGCATCTACTCCAAGACTACCAGCAATATGGAGAACATAAAATAAATGGCAAACGCAGCATCAGCATCGGCATATGAGATCTTTCAAATTGAAAAGAATGGAAAGATAGTCGATATTACTGGTCAAAATCCATATGGCGCTAGGACAACAACGTTTGACTATTTTGAAAGTTTATTATCACCAAATATAACGGCAATAATATCAATTGTTGATATTGGTGGATCTGTCAAGTATGATGAAGAATATGATGCTCAAACTAGATTTGGAACCCTGAGTTCTGCTCTTCCTCTGAGTGGAGATGTCGACGTCAGATTTAAAATCAATTCTAAATTAGGACAACTTGATTTTTCTAGAAAACCTTTAATTTTTGATAAACAAGTAAATCCAGATCAAGAGTCTAATCGTGAAGTAATAGTTATGAATTTAGTTTCGAGTGCGGCAAAAGACAATCAGGTAAGTGCTGTTAAAGAACGTTACTCTGGAAATATAGCAGACTCTGTTAGAAAGTTACTCAAACAATATTTAAAAATAAACAGTGATAAGCTTTCAATTACTCCGACAAAAAACTCATGTTCTTTTGTAGGTAATAGTGAGTCTGTTTTTGATCTTATTTGTTGGTTGGCATCACAGTCTGCTCCAGTTGATGGAAATCCTGGTTATTTTTTCTACGAAACCAGAGAGGGATTTAATTTCAAATCTATTGATGATTTAATCACTCAAGATCCAAAAGCGGAATATTCGATGTATGGGGTGCTGAGATCGGGAGTAGAAACGGACGAGAATGATTTTAAAATATCTCTAAAGACCGAGATAAAGAGAGAAGATCTAATATCAGCATTAAAATCCGGAATATATCAAAGTAGAAATATCTTTCTAGATCTCAAAGAAAGAAAAGTGGAAACAATCATCTATAAATTGGATGAAAAACAATTACAAAAATCTTTAGGTAAAAAAATCGATATTCCGAAGATCGATGGATTTACTAGAACACATTTTCATATAAAGTCAAATGGAACTCTAGAAAAAACTCCAGCAGGTGAAGTTAATAATGACCCTAAAGAGTGGCAAGCAAAAGCAACAATGCGTTATAATTTATTATTCACTCAAGTAATACATGTTCAGGTTCCGTGTAACCCACAACTTATGGCAGGTGATACTATAGTATGTAACTTTGAAACTATCACTCAGCAAAATAAGGTTCAGGGTAATGATCCAGTTCAAAGTGGAAAGTATTTGATCTTAAATCTGTGCCATCATTTTGATCCACTTAGGTCGTTCACATCTATGACTTTAGTTCGTGACTCTTATGGTCTATATACTAATAAAAATAAAAAATGAAGAGTAACACTGGTTTTTATGGCAATAGTCCAAAAAGATTTGTTGCTCAAGTTGCTCCAAGTCAGAATGAGCACGTTAAAGGAGCATCATGGAGTGATGCTTTTGGAGATCGCGTAAAGATAAGAATACCAGCAAAACACCCAGAAACAGCAGAAATAAAAGACGAAGATCTGCCTTGGGCAATTGTGGTAAAATCAACAGGATCTGGGCATTTTAACAGATCTTCCTCTGGTATTTGGGGAGGCGAATGGGTTTTATGTGAATATTTGGATGAAGCAGGACAAACTCCAATTATCATTGGAAGTTTTGGTAGAGCAGCAAATATGCCGGAGATTACTGCATCAATCAATGGCACAACACAGTTCAAAGATGTAAGCACATACAATGGTGGTCTTCAGGCAGGCAATCACCAAATGATCGGTGGTAGTTCTAAGAAATCAGATCCAAGAACACTGCCAGTTGGAAGTGATATT